CATCCTTCATATAGTGAGCCAACATACGAAGCTCCAGACCTGAAGCATCGCAACCTACCAACACATTACCATCCTCAACTGACCAGCATTCCCGGCACTCAGGCCCATAGATGGAACCTGCATTGGGAATCTGAGCCATGTTTGGACTTGAATGCGTACAACGCCCTGTAACAGCACCATTGGTGATCACCCTGCCGTGTACCCTACCATCTTTACCAACAGCTTCCAACCATGATTCAATCTGGCTAACTCGCTTGTTAAGCATCAGGTACTCAGCAATGACCTGAGCCTCCGGTATCTTAACACCTGCCAACACAGTTTCATCAATCTTTGGAATACCTGTCTCGGTAAACTCCTTGGGCTTCCAGCCAAGCTCCCTTAACTTCTCTCCGATTTGCTGTCTACTTCCGGGGTTGAAAGTAACCACGCTGTCCTTGATAGGTCTTCCGTGGGTTTTGTGGAACTTAGGGGTAACGACAGGAGGCCACCGTTCTTGCATTCGCTCATATATTCCTGCCACTTTTGACTTGATGTCAGCAAGTAACACTTGGGTGTATGGTTGATCAAGTTTGAATCCATTACGTTCTTGCTCCGATATGATGTCTGCTACTCTGTGTTCGAGGTCGATACTCTCTTGGCTAAACTGCTTCTCAGCCACGTCAGTGTTAAGCCGATGATACAACTTACAAGTAACTTCAACATCCCTAACACAGTAATGCTCAAGAAGACCAGCAATAGGGCTGTCAAAACACTCTCCATTGTATTCTTCCTTTCGGTTCATCATCCACTGCCACACAGCAGCATAGTCAATCTTGTGAAACCCTAGCGTCTGTCCCCATGCTTCGAGTGTGTGACCGTTCTCGCGGCTCGGGTCGAGAAGCCTGCTTACTATCAATGTATCGTACAGTTGATTCAAGCTGATCTTCGTCTGCCATAAGCGATTCAAGACTGGTACATCGAAGCCGATGACGTTGTGCCCGATGATCAATGACACGCCCTTTAAATACTCCAACAGGGGACTTGCTGCTTTCCATTTACGTACTTCTCCAGTGTCAATGTCTTTAGTCACTACAAGGTGAATCTTGTCGTGTGCTAGGTTTGTTTCGATGTCGAGAACTATTCTCATTTGTTTCTTCCAAAGGGCTAAAGTATTCGCAACCGTCTACACTACGAGGTGAACTAGCAAAGTATGCTTGTCGGTACTCACTAGGTTTAGCCTGCGCTCGATAGCACTTGTCAAACTCAGGACAGGAATAGTCGTTACACATACTAATGTCAGGCATGATCTTCCTCCTCACTTAATGTTCAACCACAATCCAATCTGAGCAAAGGCGTACCCTGTCCAGATCATCCCGTTAGAGATTTCTCCCTTGCTCCATTGTAGCACACCTACGATCAGGTATCCTACTCCGGTAGCCCCTACGATTAGATGCTCAATACTAATCATTCTCATCTTCCTTCAAAGGTTCCTCTTCAACAGGCTTACCAATAGGTTCTTCCTTTGGCTTGTCCCGCTGAAAGATAGCATCCCATCGGTTTGCATAGTCCTCGTTACTCACTTGTCGTGGTCGGCTACCTGAGCCTTTACCGCCATGCCATGCTGTCATAGTACTTCCTCCTCAACTTCAACCATACGTCCTGTCTCCTTAATATAGTTCAAATCACAGGCAGGGCCAGTAAATCCGTTATATCTATTTTTTGCAACAGACACTTTTGTTCGGTGTCGTTCCAGCTCATTTTCAGCCATACTGTTCCGTTCAAGTGTAATGACTGCATCGCTAAGTTGAGCGATTGCTCCACTTCCTCGAAGTTGACTGAGACTAACAGCTTGTCCATCTTCATGTCCTGCATTTCCTTGGGGCCTCCGTAAGTGTGATACACAAATTAATGTAATCTCTAATTCCTGAACCAAAGTCCGCAAACGAGTCATTAGGTTATCAATGGCTTTACGCTCATCTCCAAGGTCTTGCCCACTAACAACAATAGAGATATGATCCAAGAATACCACACGACAGTCACAAGCTTTCGCCATGTACCTGATTCGGTTAGATATGTTGTCCACATCGCTGCTACCGAAGTGATCGAAAAGATAAATACGGTTACTGCCCAAAGTAGCATCAAAAGCCTCTTTCAATTCCTGTTCATTGGTCGGTGTATCAGGCAGGTGTAACAGCTTGTTAGCGTGTAGCGACATGATACTTCGTGCTGTCTTACGGGTAGATTCTTCCAAGAAGAGGCCACCAATATTCCAGCTAGTTGTCTTCAGCAGATTAAACAGAATCTCTCGAAGGAACTGACTCTTACCCAAGCCACTGCCTGCGGTAACCGTAATCAACTCAGCAGGTCGGATACCATACAAGAGCTTATTCAAGCCCTTCCAAGGGTACTGTGCCTCTGCAATCGGCTCTGGTTTGGAGATTTCCTCCCAGAGATCAGCAGCGTTAACAATACCGTCAGGCACATAGGGACTAGCACGCCACCAAGCATTCACAAACTCCTTGGTAGCCCCTGCAATCAGGTACTCACAAGCATCCTTGTAGCCATCCTTGTACTGCATGATCTTGGCTTTGTTGCCGAACAATTCAGCCACTTCCTTAGCAGCCTTCTTACCCGGCTCATCCCCATCAAAGCAGATGACCACAGAGTCAAAGCTATTGAGCCACTCATACTGTGCTTTGCAGTCCTTCAGCGCTGCTTGAGCACCGTTACGAATGCTCACTGTAGGGTACAGGCTCCCTTGCATCTGGAAAGCTGCGAGAGCATCAAGCTCTCCTTCTGTGATGGTGATGGCTTTTCCTCCGGTGTGAAAGAGAGACTGACCGAATAGAGTTGCTCCTGTGAAGTCTCCTGAGATGGAGAACTGCTTTGTAGGAACAGTACGCTGCTTAATAGCAACTCTAACTCCTGCTCCGTCAGTGTAAGGATAATACTGTTTGTCTCCATCGGTCGTTACTCCATACTTCTCACATGTTGCCTGACTGATTCCTCGATCAGGGATTGATTTACATTGTCCTCGGATGTCCATAATAACCTTCTTGTTGGGCGCTACTGCGTCCCTCATTACCGTTCGCTCATCATAAGCACCTTCGTGCTCTGTCACACCACAAGCAAAGCAATGTGTGTGTCCATCGTCATAGAGACTGTTCGCATCAGTGCTACCACAGTGCTCACAGGCGATATGGCGGAGAAACTTAGAGGTCATGTGTTCTTCTCCTTGAGTTTGGCTTCGATGGCGTATAAAAACTCGTAAGGCATAACAGTGCAATCTTGCGCCACATACTCATGTACCAACACTTTTTTATCCTCATCCGTCAGCCCAACCCATTGCCGCTGTGCTGCGGGTGGCTCATATCCACATCGCCCTGCATCGTTGTTGGGGTTGCATTCCCCAAAGGCCGCACAATTCATGCACTCTCGTTTTTCCGATGTGGCTTTGTAATGGCAAAGACCAGTGCTGCACACAAACTCTTGTGCGGGTGGGGTGGCCTTGAGTTTTGCTTCGGCTTCACGAGCGCGGCCCGCCCACTCTGAAATCACTTCAAGCCACCCCTGATGACGTATGCAGGTGACAGTCCTGTCGCCTTCCTCGTTCCATCGACAGGCGCATCCAGCCACAGGCTCCTGCACAGGTGCTGGCTGTGCTCTGGTGTATAGCTCTGTGACATAACCGCCTTTGTCGCTCACAATTGCAAAAGCCTCATCCTTTTCTTGAGTGAATCGTGAGTAATCTGGGTCATTGCACTCTGCGTGATACCAAGCAGGCTCCAGCACAGGTGCTGCCAGATGCGTAGCATCGTTAAGGGCTTGCTTGATGGCGGTGATGGCCTCTTGCATTTTTGCTCGATCTTCGTGTGTACCGAAGGCATAAGAGTCATACACAATTGCCTCAAGATCGTCAATGTAATATTCGCCAGCCTCCAACGCCTCCAGCGCCAGCTTCAACGTGTCAATAGTGCTCATCATATCCCCTTTGTTGTTCCTCTACATCCTTCCATTGTGCCTTGATCTGGTCTTCAATGGATTCCCAAGTCTTGTCATGGAGCAGGTCATTAACAAATGTCCACTCCTCGGGCTTGTACTTGTTAACCTTGCCTCGCTTAAAGTCCTTGTTGTAGAAGACTTCCCATGTCTCGTAATTGATGTCACCAAAGCGATCCACATCGAACTCGACAACACAGGTAGCATTCTCTACTGTAACGACCAAACTGTAAGGATTATCTTTCATTTCAGCACCACCTTTATAAGTGTTAAGACACCCACAAACAGAGAGACAATCATTCTTTGTTCTCCATTCGTTCCACTGCACACTGTATGTCAAACATGATCTTATCGTAGCCATTGGCACGGATAAGACTAGCCACATCATCCATCACGGAATGATACCAACATTCAAACTGTAAGACATCATCCTCAGTGTTCATCATGTCAATAGCTAATTCACTCATAATCATCACCTTAAAGACTTTAAAGAACTATAGAGTTAAGACATATAGATGTTACTTACTAAGTAACTGTTAGTAGGTTGACTTCTATGAAATGTCTTAGTGTCTATATAGATATTATACGTCACATCACTCAAATGTCAATCTTCTTCATCGTTTAAGTTGTAACAATTTGTTACAGACTCCACTTCAACAGCGTCATTAACATCCTCGAACGGGTCGGAGGCAGTGTCTAAGCCTTGTCCGCCTTTGGTAGGTAGTCCCGGTATTTCCCTCAGACACCCATCACAGATGTCAAGAAATTCATTGGTTAAGGCATGGCGGCGCACAGCCTCATGGTCTTTTAAGTTCTTGTCACAGATTACACAATGTGTCATTTAAGCTCCTTTCAGTGTCTAGGTAGGCATTGCCCTTAGACGGTTAAATTAGTGGCCTTCCTGAGCGTTTAAACGCTTCCTAGAGGCTTTCTGGATGGTAGGATTAGATCAATAAGCCAGCGAATCATAGTAACTCCCTGTTAACCATCCCAACATGACGACAATTAAGACAACCCAATGGTTTAGCTTAGGCATTCTCAGCCTCCAGTCTTACCATGTCCTCAATGTCAAGGATAATCTGGTAATCTACAATTTCCTTAACATCTTTAGCATTCTCATCCATTGACTCAATGTAAAGGTCGGTGCATGTCACGATCAAGGGAAGGGACTCGATAGATTGTATCTCACACAATCCATAGAAGTCAAATCCCTTAATAGTGTAAGTAAATTGTTTAATCTTTGTCATTTTCAGCCCTCAGTTTATAAACCAACAGGTCAGCAATTAGTGAGTAAGCGTCAGCCAACTCTATATTTCCTGCTTTATAGGCCGCTAACTCAGCTTCATGCGCCTGAGCGATAGCGTCCTCTGTGTAAAAGCATTCTTCAATCTTAGCAATATTCATAAAGGTGCATCCTCATGGTTAGCAGGGTTGAATTTGGGTACGATCAAACCCTTTTTGGGGTTCTTGTCTAGTGGATTAGGGAAGGCAGGGAAGGGCCACGTTGAAGTTACTGTTTCCTTATATAGCTTAGGCATAGGTAACTTCTCCACACCAGTTAGCTTTGCTTGCTCTGCTCTTGATTGTTTTAGACACTTCATTGCAGAGCTTCTTGAATAGTCTAGCGTCTACGCTGATTTCTACCTCTATACCTGCGTGGTCTGTGCAGTAGACAACAACCCCACTAAAATCAGAATCCACACTGACTTGAATTGAACAACCATCTTCGTGGTCATCTAAAATAATATTCTTTTCCATCATGACACCTTAACAAGTTTGAACAAACCAAGACTTTCGCCCCTGACCCACTTATCAGGGACAATCTCCCCTGTCAGAGGGTCACAATAGGGCTTTTCAGGCCCGTATTCGTTGCAGTCGTACCAGTGCTGGCAAATGGCACGTTCGGTGGCACTGAAGGCCACTATGCCGCTGGTTTTAAATTGGACTTCGTATCGCATAGTCAACCCCTACTATAGTGAATTGGGCGCTCATATAGGCCATTAGAAGCACGGTAAACAGACACATAATGCCCGTATTTTGTACCATCGTCATACGTTAACGATACAGTTTGACCATATGCTATCGGGCGCGTGTCCCACATGTGCTCAATACCTACAGATTTTAAAGCTTCGCTTAAAGTCTTAAACCAGTTTTGCATAGTGTACCCTTAAACAATGTTATTTCAAGCCTACAATGGCCTTCAAAGCGGCTTTATAGGCCTTCGCAGTATCGCCACGGTATCCGCTAGCATTCGACAAAAAGTAGCTAACGATTGACCGTGCATCATCTTGATAGAATTTATCGTTCACTGTATCAAGGGAATACATGGCTTGAAGGTACGGCTTAACCGCATAGTTAACATTTTTCCAGTCGCGGGAAATCTCACGTGCAATTGTGCTAATGCTTTGCATGATAATATCCATTCAGTTAGAAACCTACAGAAAATTGTAGGCCATAGCGCACGGGTAAGCATACACTACAGTCTAAAATCTTAACTATCATTTACCGTTGATTCAACCGCTATAACGGTTTCGTGGCTGATACGCTAGTGGATACGGTTTAGGTTTTGAGACAATCTCCCTGATAACGTCAACCGATACATTGTATTTATCGGCTATTTGTTGAAATGATAACCCGCACGTGTCCCACAAATACAGTACATTTTTATCAGTCATAATTTACCTTTAGTTTAGTGCATGGCAATAGCAATTACACGATTTTTCATTTGTGGCATGCCGCATGCATGGCCTTTACCCGTGCATGTGCCACACGTACCGGGACACGGAAAAATCTTAGTGTCAGGAAATGCCGCACGTAAAAGCGCGTTGATTTCCGGCGTGCCATGGTCAGTAGACTTAACTTTTTTACCTACAGACACGGCGACAAATTCTCCACGGGTTATAGGCAAAGCTTTCACATAGTCAACCATGGCCTTTGATGCATTGTGGCCGCCACTAATGTTAAGTTGATAGTTAGTAGGCCACGTGTCAATTACGTTATAGCCAAGCAAAGCCGCGAAGCTTTTACTGTAACCGTATGCACGCGCATTAGGTGTATCTTTCAATAGCTGCATCCAAAAGGCCACGTCACCGCCACCGCTAAAGTCACCATCAACGTATAGGCGGAAATCAAAACCATCAACCCGCTTAGCCGCTATAAGGGAGAATGCATCGGCTATAGCATTAGGTGCAAAGCGAAGCAAATAGGCATTTTGTACCATACGGGCAAATGCAGCCGGATACCGCCATGCACGGTAGCTATAACAAAAGTTGATACAGTCACCGGCACCCGGACAGGTCACGCCCGGTAAAGTACTAAAAGAGACAAAAGGTAGCTTAGAGTTACCGCCTAGTGCAAAGATACTGAATTCTGGTGCATGGCTATCAAATACGTTAGCAAGCTTTGCAAAGTTAGTTTGCCATCCGATACCCTGAAATGCTTCATCAATCTGTAATTGATACAAGAATTTGCTTATGACTGTATCGTCACCCGTTTGCACGGCTACCGCAAACTCTTGAAGCTTTGCAAACTTAGGTGCATTGTGGAATTGTTTCGTTATCATAGTTTTACTCTCTTAAGTATGGCCTTAGCCGTGGGTTGATTGGGTTACTTTACCAATACATCAAAGTATGACGCAACTAGGATAAACCCTAGTGCTAGCATACCCGCTAATATTAGCATACCCGCTACAAACTTTGCATTGTCTGACATAGTAAACCCCTAGGTTTCGTTGATGATGTATTGATTGTATCAGACTTTTGGCATTGTCAACTACTTTTATGGGCTTTAATTGTAACAGTTTGTACCAGTAACCCTACTCTCTATAAGGTTATAAAGTATCCGGTGTAGGTTCCTTCACCGCTACTCACACGTGCCAATTGAGAATGATTCTCATTACCGTGACTACTGTATGCCTGTACAGTACTGTATAGATGTACAGTGGTGTATGTAAACACAGTAGTACGTAGTTCTACGTATGCCTTGATAGGGGGGAGGGGTGTGGCTGTTGAGTTTATTGTTGCAGGAGCCTCTGACGCTCACAAAAAAGGCTATAAAGGAACTAATTAGGGACAGATTAGACACCATCACTTAAAGCGCTAAGTAGTTGACATATAAGGAATTAAGATGATCTAGACAATCCTTATGAAGAATACTTATAAAGGTAGGCTTCAGAGGTCAAGATCGGTAGGCTAAAATGTAACATATGTAAATATTTGTAACAAAATGAAGAAAAAGCTTGACAGATCACCATTTCCGTGGTATAATATACATAGAAGGTAAGTAAAGTAACTAAGAAGGTGATGGACTCTTAAGTTGCTA